GCTTCGGCTGCCCTTGGGGTGGTAGAAGGGCATTCCCTTCAGAAAGGATGAGAGCGATGAATAAAAAAATCTACATTGCCTACGGCAGCAACATGAGTGAAGCGCAGATGACGCAGCGGTGCCCCGATGCCACCCTTGCGGGGACAGGACGGGTAAATGGGTATGAACTGCTTTTCAAAGGCTCCCTGACCGGATGCTACGCCACTATCGAGAAAAAGGCGGATGCCTTCGTGCCGGTCGTCCTCTGGCGCATTTCGGCAGCAGATGAACGGCGACTTGATGCCTATGAAGGCTTTCCGCGGTTCTATTACAAGAAAACCGTCCCCGTTGAAACAGACAGCGGCACAATCCACGGCCTGGTGTACATCATGCACGAAAACCGCCGGTTCGGCATCCCGGAAGACTGGTACTACCAGAACATGGAGCGGGATTACCGCAAATTCGGTTTCGACCTGTCCGTCCTGCGGGCTGGTCTGCGGCACAGCCGGGAACGGATGGAAGGGACGCGGGTGCGGCTTATCGCCATGGATGAACTGAAGGCACCGTCCAGTTCGTCGATGATGCCGGGACCATCCATGTACAGTGGGATACGGGCAGCAGTCTTGGGCTGGTACCCGGAGCCGATGAATGGGAAGTCATCGAATAAGGTGGATAAATATCGGATGAATGATTTGCTATTATGTGCGTTCAGAGTGATATATATACATGACAAAGGGGACAAGCCCTAGAGGAAAAGCACACGAAAGCGAGGATTTTACCATGACAAACATCTATGTACTCCGCAACCATTTCGAACTCCGCGAATACCAAACAGCCATAACAAGGGCTGATTTTGAAACCCATTTCAAGGCTACCAAGGAAAAAGTGACCTTCACTTTTGGCGGATGGGATGGCAAAAGCTACGATGGCGAAAGCCGCACGGCAAGGGTTTACCGGACCGATATAAAAGGCTACGAAGATGCCCGGTTCATCAAAGTTGGCAAGGGGCTTCATTATATCGAGGAAGATCGACAGGTGCTTGAAAAAGCAACCGGGGAAACCCATCCAAGCACTGGATGGCTGGTCGATGTCCTGAAAAGCACGAAGTAAGGGAATCCTAAAGACGGGGCCGCAAGGCCCTGTTCTTTGCCATAAAATAAAATGCATAAATTTTCTTTAGAAATGGTAAAAGAAAATCGGGGAAGGCTGCAGCCGCGGCCTTCTCTGCCGTACAGCCCGCAAGGGCTTTTTTATTGGGAGGTGAGCGCCATTGGCTGTACGAGGAAGAAAACCGAAGCCGACGGCGCTCAAGGTGCTGGAAGGCAATCCCGGTCATCGTCCCCTCAATAAGAAGGAACCCATGCCAAAGGGACGGCTCCCTCGTTGCCCGGACTGGCTGGAGGATGATGCCAAGAAAGAATGGAAGCGGCTGGGGAAAGTTCTCGCTGAGATGGGGATGCTGACCCATCTGGACATGATGGCCTTTGCCGGATACTGCCAGGCGTATGCCCGGTGGAAAGGGGCCGAAGAGTTCATCACCCAGCATGGGGATATGGTGCGGACGCCGAACGGATACCTGCAGCAGGTGCCTCAGGTGTCCATCGCCCAGACGAACCTCAAAAGCATGCTGAAGTTCTGTGAGCAGTTCGGCCTGACTCCGTCTGCCCGGAGCCGCATGATCGGGGAAGAAAACGGGGAAGAAACAGAAACGGATGAAATGGAACTGCTGCTAAGGGGGTGACAAGTTTGGCATTTGTATATAAGCCGTCAGCGTTCATGCTGCCGGCTTCCCGTTATGATGAAGAAAAGGCTGACCGTGCCGTCGCTTTCATCGAGCATCTCTGTCATACCAAAGGAAAATGGGCCGGGAAGCCTTTTCTCTTATTGCCCTGGCAGGAACAGATTGTGCGTGATCTGTTCGGCATCGTCAAGGAGAACGGGAAGCGGCAGTTCCTGACGGCCTATATAGAGATACCAAAGAAGAATGGGAAGAGCGAGCTGGCTGCCGCCATCGCCCTGTACCTTCTTTATGCTGATAATGAACCGAGTGCCGAAGTGTATGGTGCAGCCTGTGACCGCAACCAGGCATCCATCGTCTTTGATGTGGCACGGCAGATGGTCGAGATGAGTCCGGCTCTGATGCGCCGTTCCAAGATACGGTCGGCCGGGAAGCGGATCATCAACTACCGCAATGCCGGGTTCTATCAGGTATTGTCAGCGGAAACAGGAACCAAGCACGGACTCAATGTGTCCGGCCTGGTCTTTGATGAAATCCACGCCCAGCCGAACCGGAAGCTTTATGATGTCCTGACCAAAGGCTCTGGTGATGCAAGGGAGCAGCCGCTCTTTTTCGTCATCACCACGGCGGGCAATGACAAGAACAGCATCTGTTACGAACTGCATACCAAGGCCCTGAACCTGATGGCGGGCCGGAAGAAGGATGCCACCTTTTACCCCGTGGTCTATGGGCTGGAACATGAGGAAGACTGGACGGATGAAGCGAACTGGTACAAGGCGAACCCGTCCCT